CATTCTCAGCGGCCGCCCATCTTGATTTAGCAAAAGTGTGTCACTCAAAATATTACCCTACTTTAGATAAGCTATCTAAAGAGTATAGCTTATTATGCCACTACTGTCGACCTTGATCGCATTGTGTTGTTGCGATTATATTGTCCCATCATGCCCATTACTTTACGAAACAAACGAGGATACTTGTTTCTGAAGGCTTTGGCTGCTGCCTGGCTTTCCCAACGTGTTTCGGTTGTGACTGTCAGTTTATCGTCGCTTAGTGTGCGAGTCATGCCCAGGAAGCCTGGCGCATTTTTGCGAAGTTCAAAAAACTTCTGAAACTCTGGATTTGCGCGAAGGCGCGGAGATCCAAGTGCGAAAGGACGATTTGCGTTTGCGCGAGTCGTTACTCTCTTTATGACGTATGCCATGTTATTTCTCCTAAATTGGACAATTCGTGTCCGTTTGTATTTATAGATGCTTTTACAGCACCACTAAGTTGTTGTTTTTATACGACATTTTAGAGGTTGACAAGGACTCAAAATGTGCTATAATAATGGTACGTTAACACACAGAGGATCCAATATGCCTTGCTACAAAATCATTGACGAGCTGTCACTTACCAGCTCAAAGTTGGCAAAAGAAGCCATTGTGCTTCGTGAAGCCGAAGCTGGTAATACAGAACTGTTTGATGGCTTCCGTATGGCATATGACCCAATGATCACATTTGGTGTCAAGCAGGTACCNGAAAAACTCACTCCCAATCAAACCGGCACCTTTACGTTTGCAGATTTTTGTGAGCTTGCACGTAAACTGGGCCAGCGTGAGCTGACAGGCAATGCCGCAAGGGACGCACTGGAAGCGGCAATGGCTCGTGCCACGGTGGCAGAATGGAACGGCTGGTATCGACGCATCCTGCTCAAGGACATGCGCTGTGGTGCCACTGAAGGTACCATCAATCGTGTGACCGCCAAGAAGNTTCCTAAGTTTTCTATTCCGCTGTTTGAATGCCAGCTGGCACATGACGGTGCCAACCACGAAAGCAAGGTAACCGGCAACAAGCTGATTGAAGTCAAGCTGGACGGAGTGCGTGTGCTCACTGTGGTTTACCCAGATGGTCGCGTTGATCAGTACAGCCGCAACGGCAAAGAGCTGGTTAACTTTCCGCATATCAAGGCACAATTTGCCAGCATTGCTGGTTCACTCAGTGAACCCACTGTGTTTGACGGAGAGGTCATGTCTAGCTCATTCCAGGACCTCATGCGGCAGGTACATCGCAAAAGCGATGTCAATGCACAGGATGCTGTTCTATACTTGTTTGATTGGTTGCCTTTGACTGATTTCCAAGCAGGAAAAAGTGAAGTAGCTCAGTTAAATCGTAGCAACATGCTGAAGGGTTTCATTGATGCATTTGCAATGGCCAATGTTCGTACACTGGGATATGAACATGTCAATTTGTCCAGCAAGGAAGGCGTTGCACGTTTTCGTGAGATCAATGTCAAGGCCATTGCCGACGGATACGAAGGAATCATGATCAAGGATCCTGCGGCTCACTACGAATGCAAACGCAGTGTGGCATGGCTCAAGCAAAAGCCTTTTATCGAAGTCAGCCTCAAGGTGATAGATATAGAAGAAGGTACCGGCAAGAACGTAGGACGACTTGGAGCACTGGTGCTAGAAGGTGAAGACGATGGGAAAACAATCAAAACTAATTGTGGTAGCGGATTTAGCGATGACCTACGTGACGCTGTCTGGACTGATCGTACTAAGGTACTGGGTCATTTAGTAGAGGTACGTGCCGATGCAGTGACTCAAAATCAAGACGGTTCTTACAGCCTGCGCTTTCCACGGTTCAAGGGCTTCCGCGGTTTTGAAGCAGGAGAAAAGATCTAATTTGGCATACAACAATACCAGCAAGTGGTGGAATTTTGAAAGAGATGTACCACTAAAATTAAAGATCCGTGAGCACTCAATTCCTCCCTTCCAAGGGAGGTTCGTGCATGTGCTGACTATTATAGCAATGGATATGGATGAACCACATGAAGTTATATCACATGGCATTCACTCGTCTTGGATTGGAGAATTTATTAGAAGCGAGGATGTTGTAGAGGTAATGATAGCCTCACATCGTGATCCATTCACTCTCGACCGCCGTGTACGTATTGCGCTGTTCTTAACACGAGAGCAGGAGTTCATATTGCGTTTACAGCATTCACATGAACTACCTGATCCTCACAGTATCTGATCAACCGCCGCCCTGCCCGAGCAATCGTTTAGCGGCATCCGCTACAGCTGGACGAGTATCTCCAGCATAGATTCTCAACAAACGACTTGCTTGGTTTTGTGTGATTTGGTTTGGCGTTGCACGTGGACTATTACCGTGTGTGGCAAAATTATATCCTCGATTGCCGTTTACGCCGCCTGGAGACTTCAATGCTCCGCCAAGTGCTCGAATTCCTTCGAGTGTTTTCTCTTCTCGTATTCTGGCAGAACCTTTGCTAACAATCTGGAATGGATAACAGCCGTTCACGATCAGCTGTGCTTCTAGTGCTCTTCTATGGCGGTCACCGCCGTGTCCTTGGATTGCTTGTGCTACTTTGGCCCAATTGCCTGCAGATATCAACTGTTTAAGATCTTGTCCATTCGCAGTAGTACGATTTTGTCCGTTCTGATACAAGAAACTGCATATACCATTGAACACATTTTGTGGTATTGGTCGGCCGCCGCTTAGACGATTTACACCTGCTTCGTATGTGCTCTTGTAACGCTGTAGTCCTGCCCATGCTTCTGCTTCGGTGATGCCGCCCTGACCTTCGTCGTGTCCTTTTGCAACAAAAGGTTCAGATTTCTCAGACATCAAACGACCATATCCAATGGATGCATATCCTTGAGTGCCATCTTTATATGGTGTGCCCCTGTATAACTCAAAACAACAGATCATCAAGCAACCATATTCATCCAGCGAAGTGGCCGGAGTAGACGGGCCTTTTTCACAGCTCTTGTCGTCCGACGGCCTAGGTGGCACTGACTCAGTTTTGTTGCCACCAGCGGATGGCTGTGTGGTTGATTCGCTTGTACCGCCCTCGGTACTGCCGCCAGTACGCACTGGATTTCCTTGGCCATCTTTGACCACATTGCCACTACCGTCGCGTAAAAATCCGCCACCGCTGGGTGGTTTGGCTCTAGAAATAGGAGGACTTGGATATTCACCATATCTATCTGGATTTGCCTGTGCCTGTGCCTTGGGATTTCCCAAGAACCCTGTGCTTGGCACACCCAGTACATTTGCAGTTGCACCGCCTAGCACACCAAGCACGCCCTGTGTGTCAATGCCAGTTGGTAGCTGTGCTGCCGAACCAAGTACACTGCCCAAGCTGCCGCTTTGTGCCTGTCCGCCAATTGCAGATACACCAGGTAAACCTGACATACTGCCCGGCAGGGTGGTTTGTTGACCAGGAGGCAATGCGCTGGCTGTGTTGTTTCCAACCTGTTGACCAGCTGTGTCTGGAATTCCCGACGCTGAAGTTTGATCTGAATCAAGACTTGGGTTTTTGTTTGTCCCGTCGCCACAACCAGCATGTCCGCCCCATGGTTCAGCTTCAGGCGCGGCGCTGGCAATGCTCTGTCGAAAACCAGTGTTCACCGAAAGATCATGCAGGGGTGGCTGTTTAGCTTCTTCTGCTTTGGGACCATTCATGTCGATTTTTTGTGCTGTTTCTTTATAGTTGCCCTTGACCAGCAAGTCAGCATTTTTCTCACTGTAGTGATACATGCTGCCGTGCGATGTGGCATGAAAATCCATTTTTGATTCCATGCGTATGTCTGCGGTCCTGCTTTTGATGTTGACATCATTGCCTTCAATATTGACTGCACCTTGTGCAACCAGATTGAGATCTTTACCTGAATGAATGTTTATACTGTCGGCGCCATATATGCTAACCGAGCCATCATTTGCAAGTTCTAACCAACTGTTTCCATCCTTGCTGATGATATAGACAAAGCCGCAACTGTCGCTCAACAATAGCTGTGCGCCATTACGTGTACGCAGACGTATTAAACGATTATTGCCGTCGGCGTCTCCATCGTCCATGACAAACTGTTGCTGACCTCGTGTTAACATACCATGCACACGACTTGGGCTTTCGCGCTGACTTGAACTGGTAGACGGACCGCGGTAAGGATCTCGGTCTAGTCCTTGCTTTTTGATTGCATCATCAAGTGTCCTGTGCCGCACTCTTTCTGTTGGTACATCAGTCTGGGTAGAATGATTGTGTTCTGTTACAGGACCTTCAACTATGTTTCCATTCTTGTCTTTGTATTTTCCTGTGCCAATGCCCGGCAATGAATGTATAAGGTTGTCCTGAAACAAGGATCCAACGATGACAGGTTGGTTGACATTGCCATCTAGAAATGCAACTGTGACTGTGCTTCCTATGTCTGGTGCAGGCGTAAATGTACCATATGCTTTCTGCACTTTTTCAAAATCTGTTTGGTTACCAGTGTTGGGTGTGACTCCACCGTGCGGTGACATTGGACGAGCTGTTAGCCAACTTTTTGAATCTGTTTCAAGACCACCAAATGCCGGAACGTGTATTTGCACACGATTTAATTTAAGAGCATCAATGTTGTTCATTACTTTGGCTGTGTAAAAACCAAATGCATTGTTGTTCTGTCCGCTGTTGCCATCGCGGAACGCTGGTGCTACTGTTCCTCTATCTGATGTGTTATTTGGTCTTGCCATGTGTGCTTCCTATATTATCTGATTGGGTTTGTTGTGGCGCTTTGTATGGCATCTATCATTGCTTTGCCAAACACATGCAGATCTCTTGTGCAACTGAGTTCTTGCTCAAATCGACCACCAACAAATCTATTTTTGCATTCCATGATATAATACACGCCCGACATTGCTCTGTTGGTTGGCGTGAGGCCAGCATCGTCTTGTGCAGCCAGATCCGCTGAATGAACTTCTACATATATGCGTTGTGCACCAAGGAAAAAGTTTGCACGAGATATTCTTTCTGTTGGGTTACCGGCAGCATTGGACAAACCAAGCTGTGCATATATGGGCTTGGCTGATCCAAACCAATAGGGATCTCCGCGTATGGTCATTTGTAGGCGCAAGAAATCTGGGCCAGTGTACGACATAGCATCATACACGTGTTGGAATTTCATGCGACGACGTTCGTCTGCTGACGGATCTTGTGACGCTGTGCCTTGATCCACGTTGCTGTTGTCATAACTGAAAATATGAGGGAAAACTACTTGACCTCCTGCCATGCCGCTGTCTGCTGACGAGTTCAATCTTCCACCTGTTGACTGTTGCTTCAATCCTGGAGCATCTTCCGCATATACCAACTTCCTGCCGGCGGCATTGGTTGGTGCATTTGGATTGACCGGTAGTGCGTTTGTTGGACGAGGTGCTTGACCTGGGCGACCAGTTGCGCCTGGACCTGGCGCAGTACCTGATCCCGGCGAATATTGCCTATGTAAATGTTCAGCAACAAACATGACAAATTCAGCTTTGAGATCAAACTTTAATATTTCGCTGTTCAATCCTGTATAGTAATAGTCATATTTTCTTCTAAGATGATTTATATAGGCTGCATTTTCCAGTCTAAGTTTTACAATTTCTTGATATTCTGCAGGAGGTATTTGATTCACTGGACCATAGAAGAAAGCATTGGTATCTGCGTCTGTCAAGAAAATATAGTAGTAAAATTCTCTCACATAATCGTTGGTTATGCTGTCCCACTTGTCTTGTAGCTGTACGTGACTGTCAATTCTATACATCTGCTTGATCTTTTTTAGATCTGCAGATGCTGTGCCTTGATCAACAACTCGCAATGGATCGCTCACTGTGCCGTCTTGGTTTAGCCCTAGTCGCATGGCATCTGTGTCTGCCATGGCATTGTCAATCACTTGCAATATCGTTGAGCCCTCGCGTGTGGCATTTAGTTGCCCGTTGCTGCCATCCATTGGACGTTGTGTTCGATCTCTATATTGCTGGTTGGCAGACTGACTGGCAAATTTGAAATGCGGACTAGATTCAATATAGGGTTCTAGTATAAATTTCCATTTGTTTGGAAACTCCTGATCGCCTTTTCCTACTTTTTTGGCTTCTTCCTCATTCAGCATGGTTTCAAGTTCTTTTATGAAGTCTTTGAAATGCCCGGCATGCTGGATGGTTTTTGTTGTCTGTAAAGTAACGTTCACATGTCGTAATGCATCGCCATCGGTGCCGGAGAATTGTAATTTGAATTCGCCGCCTTTTTCTGTCAGTCGAACTTCGGCTTTCATTATGGCAACAACATAAACACCTCGGTCTGGTTCAATCACAACCGATCCGTCATCCTTGTGACCTACGAATTCGATTTCCAGTAGATATCTTGCGTTGATGATACCGTTTTTTACGCCAAGTGTAGATGCGGAATCTACCATGGCATCCATGAACTTGAACCCACTTGGATCAATGATTGTCATGGTTCCGTTCACAATAAAGCTAGACCGAGCATTGGGTGTCAGTGAATAATTTTGTTTGAATTCCAGATCTGAAAAAATAAATCTGCTGGTGGTCGCTGATTCTGCCAGTGTGATTCCTCTACTGGGATCATATGAAAATGCTGATTCTGCATCCTTCATTGCTGTTAGACGCAGTCGATAATCAACACTGGTGTATTTGTTCAGCGTGTTTTGGTCAAAGGTTAACTTTGGAAAAAGTCTCTGTGTTGTTACTGGCATTAGGCAATCCTTTGAACTGATTGTGGGCTAGGAACCAATATCTGCAACCCAGCAACAAAGTCCCAAATTGGATCTTCTAGCACATCTCTATTGCACACAGCAAACACCCACCAGTACTTTGCACTTTGATAAAGATCATATGACAACTTGTCTGGTCGATTGTGATACTTGCGATCAATGATCAACTGCGATTGCTCGCTGTCTAAAACGATTGCTGGTGCATTGGTATAGTCAAGATAGCTTGACTTCATGTTTGTCTTGGCGTAAAAGCTACGTGAATCATATACAACTGCCATTAGATGTATCCTTTTTCAGCTAACTGTCCACCTGCAAATTTACCCAGAGTAAATTCATCTTTGATTGGACCAACTGCACGTTGAACCATTAGCTCAATGTCAACGGTGAACAATGTGGGTACAGCATGATACTGTCCGGCCACATTCAACTCTGCGTAATCCACGTCATCTGGTAGTGTGATATTGAAGCTTTTGACCACCACTGGTACATTTTCAAACATGTATCTTCCGTATGCTGTGAAACTAAGCACGGGTGGTGGTGCACCCCTCAATGGGTCGCCTGCGCCATATCGCATCTTGGTTATTGTGCGCAAGAAATGGATCACTGCCAAACTGTGTTTAGCCCATAGATCTGTTTGTGATGTAAATTTGGCCTGGATGCTGATATTTTGAATTTGAGAACGATTGAAAGCATGCGGCTGATAATTGGTATGCGTTAATTCCATTTCTGTATACATTGCTTCTGTTCCTGTTCGTATCACAGGAGTATACGGAAAATTTAATACCAGACTGTTTCCGCCGCCGGCAGCATTGCCACCCAGTCTACCTCTTACCCAGTCGGTCACTCCTTCGATCGTTTGAGAAACAGCGTTTGTGCCGTTTTCTCGTGGACCTGCGGTTCGTAAAAATCCCAGCAGAGGACTGTTAGCGGCTTCGGCTCCTAGCACTGTATTTGGATCTGCTCGCATTGCGAGTCTGGCGGTGGTAATAGGCATGATAAACTATTTAGTGCTTTGAAAAACCCAGCTTTATTGCATTTGGTATCTTAAAGAGGTTGACATCCACTAACTAAAAAAGTATACTGTTATACATGACAACTTCACCCACAAAAACAATATATCTATCAAACAAAGATCTGTTGAAAGAAATCCACCACAGCAAGATGACTTATTGCTGGGTAAAAAGTCCAGAGTACTATTACTATGATTTGATTATTGATGATCTTGCCAAGTTCCATAATCGCAAAAATGTGGCTTTTCCTAAGGGAGCAATCACCACAGCGAGAGAGAATCGTGCCAATAGGCAAGCGGCGCAAGCACTGGAAATAGCAGATCGAGAATGGCGCGAAACTGGGCAAAAAGGGCTAAAGCCAAAACTGGATCAGTTTTTGCCTGACGCCAAGAAAATACCCGTAGAAGAACTGGTGATACGCACATCCAGCTTTGATCATATTCCTGTTGAACCTGGTAGGAAAAACAAGCCCAAGATCACAGCTGACCTGCACTCTAAAGTAAATTTTCCGCCATTCAAACACTGGATCAAGATTGAGGACGAATGGATTGAGGTTGCTCGAAGTCACTGGAAAGGCGATCTCAAAAAAGGACAGTTCAGCGTTGGTCATGGCAAAGTGGTTGATAATCTTGCCAGGATGTATATCAAGCTGTGCGAACGATACAGCATGAGGTCAAACTGGCGCGGGTATACATACGTAGAAGAAATGAGAGGTCAGGCCCTGCTACAGCTCAGCCAAATTGGATTGCAATTTGATGAAAGCAAAAGTTCCAACCCATTTGCTTACTACACCGCGGCAATTACCAACAGCTTTACCCGTGTGCTCAACATGGAAAAGAAAAATCAAAATATCAGAGACGATCTCTTGCAAGATGCAGGACAGATGCCAAGCTGGTCACGTCAGTTGGAATATCAAGCACAACAAGTAGCCACAAGAGAGCGCAATGCTGCCTTGAGCGAAGGTGCAAAAGATGAGGAAGAAGTATAATATGGACATGCAACACTACAAGGACTTTGTTGAGCGCATCACTAGCCCACAAAGCAATAACCTACATGACTTTATTGGTCGTTGTAGAGAACTAGAAGAACAGACTTCTGCCGAAGGTGCGCCAGATCTCAATGTTCCGCTGTTTCTTACCGCGGCTATGGGAATTGGTAGCGAAGGCGGAGAGTTCCAAGAAATTGCCAAGAAGATTTTCTTCCAAGGCAAACCTTTTACGCACGATGTTGTGCATCACCTCAAGCGCGAACTGGGCGACATTATGTGGTACTGGGTCAATGCATGTCGTGCACTGGGCCTTAATCCAGACGAAGTGATTTACGAAAACATTGCCAAGCTAGAAGCACGTTACGGCGATGTGTTCAATGTTGCTGGCAGCGAACATCGCAAAGAAGGCGATCTTTAATAAAGGAGTATATCTTGCATCAAGAAAGTTTGAAGCATCATATTAAGCATCTTAAAGATGCACACAAGAAACTAGAAAACGAGTTGCTTGTGTTAGAAAAACAACATCTAAACGATACTCCACATGCGCATGAACTGAAAAAGAAGAAACTGTATATCAAGGATGAAATCTCGCGGTGTCTAAAGACACTAGAAACACTTCACTAACAGGAACACAATGGGTCAATTATTCAAGAAGGCAGCTTGCTTCACGGACATTCACTTTGGTATGCGCAGTAACAGTCGCACACACAACGACGACTGCGAAGCGTTTGTCAAATGGTTTGTAAAGGAAGCACAAGCAGCCGGTGCTGAGACTTGTATTTTTCTTGGTGACTGGCACAACAATAGATCAACAGTCAATGTGAGTACACTGAACTACACAGTGAGTAACCTTGAGTATCTCAGCAAGAGTTTTGATCGTGTGTTCTTTATCACTGGCAATCATGACTTGTTCTATAGAGAAAAGCGCGAGATCCACAGCTTGCCATTTGGCAAATACTTGCCCAACATCACCATGGTCAATGAAACAATAATCGAAGGAGACGTTGCCATTGTTCCGTGGTTGGTTGGAGAAGAATGGACCAACATGAAGAAGCTGGACAGCCGATATGTTTTTGGACATTTTGAGTTGCCCAGCTTCAAGATGAATGCCATGGTTGAAATGCCTGATCACGGCGGACTCAATGCAGGACATTTTCCAAACCAAGAACTTGTGTTCTCTGGACATTTCCACAAGCGTCAGCAAAAAGGCAATGTTGTGTACATGGGCAATCCATTCCCGCACAACTTTGCTGATGCTTGGGATGATGAGCGCGGCATGATGTTGCTGGACTGGGGTGGCAAGCCAGAGTACAAGAGCTGGCCAGATGCACCCAAGTTTCGCATTCTTACACTAGGAAATGTAGTTGATGATCCGGCCAAGGTGCTTGACAAAAACACCTTTGCTCGTATCAGCATTGACATTGATATCAGCTACGAAGAAGCACAGTTCCTTAAGAAAACATTCATGGAAGAATACGGTTGCAGAGATCTTACACTGATTCCTGCAAAGAAAGAAGAGCATGCCAAAGAATGGACTGCTGAGGATGTGAAATTTGAAAGCGTTGATCAAATCGTCATGACGCAATTAAATGCCATTGACTCGGATGTGATCGACAAGAAGATGTTGGTTGACATCTACAACGGTCTTACAGTATAATGCAGGACAATCAATGCTGACAATTAAAAATCTCACAGTAAAGAACTTCCTGTCTGTTGGTAATGTTACCCAAGCGGTAAATCTAGACCAGCATGGCCTCACCCTAGTCATTGGCCTTAACATGGACATGGGTGGTGAAGGCGCACGTAACGGTGTGGGCAAGACCACAATCGTCAATGCACTCAGCTATGCGCTATATGGCAATGCGCTCAGCAACATCCGCAAAGACAATCTTATCAACAAGACCAACGACAAGAACATGCTGGTCACTGTGGAGTTTGAAAAGAATGGCCACACCTATCGCATTGAACGTGGACGCAAGCCCAACATATTTCGTTTCGCAGTTGACGATGACGAAGTAAACGAAGCAGGCACAAACGAAGGACAGGGCGAAAACAAACTTACCCAGGAAGCAGTAGAGCGCATCCTGGGCATGAGCCACGAAATGTTCAAACACATCCTGGCGCTGAACACCTACAACGAACCTTTCCTTAGCATGAAGAACAATGATCAAAAAGAGATCATTGAAGAGCTTCTTGGTATCACACTGCTGAGTGAAAAAGCAGAGCTACTCAAAGAAGCCATGCGCCACACTAGAGATGGCATCAAAGAAGAAGAATTCCGAATCAGGGCACTGCAAGAAACCAATGCCAAGATCCAAGCATCAATTGAGGACATTGAACGTCGCAGTCGCATCTGGGTCAAGAAAAAAGATGAAGACATGGTTAAGCTGGTTGCTTCGATCAACGAACTTGAAACCATTGACATTGACCAAGAACTTGCAAACCATTCAGCACTGACTGCATGGAAAGAAAAAGAGCAAAAGATCAAGCGTTACACCAAGGACTTGGCAAATGCACAGGCCGCAGTAAAGCGTCTGAGCGGGCAGTTGGTAGAGTTAACTGGCGCATGCGATAAAGCAAAAGATCACAAGTGTCATGCTTGCGGACAGGGCTTGCATGATGACCAACAAACATCCATGATCTCCGAGCTGGAATCTGCAATGATGAGCGTGGCAGATGATCTAGAGCGTGAACATGCGCTGGAGCAGGAGGCCAAAACAAAGATTGAAGAATCTGGTGTTTTGGGCACAGCACCACATGTTCGGTACACCGACATAAATGATGCTGTGAACCACAAAAGTAGCTTGGAAAACCTAAAATCGCAATTGGTACAGCGTGATGCGGACACGGATCCATATCAGGATCAGATTGAAACATTGCGCAACAAAGCACTAGCAGAAGTTGACTGGAACCCAATCAACGTTCTTAACAAGAAACTTGAACACCAAGAGTTCTTGTATAAATTGCTTACTAACAAGGACTCATTTGTGCGACGTCGCATTATTGAGCAGAACTTGAGCTATTTGAATCACAGGTTGAATCACTATCTTACATTGCTACAGTTGCCACATGAGGTCAATTTCCAAAGCGACCTTACTGTTGGTATCAAGATGCTAGGACAAGAATTTGACTTTGATAACCTCAGCCGAGGAGAACGTAACCGACTCATTCTTGGATTGAGTTGGAGTTTCAGAGACGTGTTTGAGAGTTTGAATTTTCCTTGTAATTTGCTGTTCATCGACGAGCTTGTAGATTCAGGTATGGATCCAGTTGGCGTAGACGCCGCACTGGCCGTGCTCAAGAAGTTCAGCAGAGAATCAAAGAAGAATGTTTTCTTGATATCTCATAGAGATGAATTGATAACACGTGTGAACAACAGTTTGCAGGTTGTCAAAGAAAACGGATTTACCACGTTCTCGACGGATGTGGATATGGTGGAGGCATGAAAATGACCGAACAAACAAAAAGCAATCACGACATTATTGCAGAAGCATTTCAAACGTATCTCGACGAGAACGCTAAGTTCACTGGCAAGGGCGTCAAGGCGGCTGCAAGTCGCGCACGTAAGGCGCTAGGCGACATCCGCAAGGCAGCTGGTGAGCGCCGCAAGGAAATCATGGTAGAGAAAACTGCTATGACCGATAAGAAGGCCTGATAAACAGGTTCATGGCATAAATCAAAGTACACATGGCGTCGAAAAGCAAAAACAAAGGTAAGTCCTGGGAAAGAGATGTCGCAAATTTCTTGTCCGAACTGTATGGAGCATCGTTCATACGTGTTCCATCCAGCGGTGCATACGTGGGTGGCAAAAATGCTGTTCGCAAAGAATTCTTGCACGAAGGGCAGATACGCTCAATGAAGGGCGACATCACTCCCCCAAGTGACTGGAAGCATCTCAACATAGAATGCAAAAGCTATGCCGAGTTTCCGTTCCACCAGCTTTTCGCGTCAGGTAAGATAACACTCTTAGACAACTGGATAGACCAGACCATTGAAGCTGCCGATGACAATGACCTTAACATTGTTATCATGAAGTTCAACAGAAAAGGCAGCTTCATTGCGTTTGAGTACAAGCACTTCCCTACATTTACAACACATAGGCATGTCCGTTACGACAGCGTAACACACGGACCATGGGCATTTACAGGCTTTGACGACTTTTGGCAATTGAACAAAGACGCAGTTAAAACCCTTTCTATCCCTTAAAACTCCCCACAGGCTCAACACTACCGATAGGCTGCGCAACGGCCGCATAACTAGTTGCCCTAGACCTGGACACACGTATCGCAGGGACGGAAATTGTGCGCGGTAGCACAGACTCAGCACCACTATCCTTTACAGGACGCGAGTCAAACGGTATGAAACTGGCTTGGTGTGAGAATGGTAAGACCAAAATGAGCAAGCTCTATTGACAATTATAACTTGCATGATCCCAAGACGATTCTATCGGGTGTCTTGGATTAGTCAGCGTCATTAAAGAAGATAGACGTAAAAAGGTACAGCATGACCGCCTTTGCCCTCTGGGTTGTTTCTGATAGATGTGGTATGGTACTCTGGAGAAAGTCCTTAGTCCAGCTTTTCACTTTGCCCTTAACAGGGCGAAGTGTGGCTGGAACCTCAGAGAAAATATCATCTTGTTTCACTAGTAAACAAAATAAATCTTAGAATCTAAAAAATAAAAATGATTCATGAACATATCACGAGCGATAGCGATGTGAATGTGAAATGAAGGCTGCGACAGCAGCCAAGTGTTAGAGGATACTTGAAATATAAGGCAAGCTCTGACTTACATGTATGTTTCTTTTTTGGTCTTGATACCAGCTAGCTTCATGTCTAGGTCTAGTTTGTCTTTGATGACTTCTGACAGGACTTGTCTTTCTTCCAGGCTCATGTTGATCACTTCGTTGTAACTGAGCCCACTGTACACTGCTAGTTGTTGTACATCTTTTATCAGGCTCCTGGCTTCAGTGCGATATTCGTCAACGTACTTCATCACCTGAGCATTGTCGGTGGTGCTCAGGAGCCTTGTGCGAAAAAACTTACTGGGTCCAG